CGAAGTTGACCGAAAGGTCTTCGACGGTGAGGTTGTGCCGAAACACGGACCAGGCGCTACTGCTGATGGACTTAAGGGAAACCGAAAGTTCACCAACCGCACTTGGACGGACCGCCTCGAAGAGGCGGGCCTACATGCTGAGAAATATTTGTTTCCCAGCGTCTCTCATTTCGTAGAGACATATGACCGTGTGAGCTGGCTCGAACCTGGCGCGGAGCCACCAGTTAAGGTGATATCCGTTCCTAAAACGCAGAAAGCCCCTCGCATTATAGCGATAGAGCCTAGCTGGGTGCAATACGCTCAGCAAAGTTTGCTAGAAGCGATAAGACAAGGTCTCGAGGAGGGTGACTCCCGATCGAACTTTGTTGGTCTCACGGATCAAACGCCTAATCAGCGTCTAGCCCGTGAAGGCAGCCGTTCAGGCAGCCTTGCAACGCTAGATCTTAGCGAAGCTTCAGACAGGGTTTCCTATCAGTTAGTACAAACTCTCTTGGCTGACCACCCCCATCTTGCGATGGCGGTCGACGCTACTAGATCAAAGCTAGCTGATGTGCCTGGTTATGGGGTTATGCCCCTTGCCAAGTTCGCATCTATGGGTTCAGCACTGACGTTTCCGATAGAGGCAATGGTATTTACTACCTGCATCTTTGTTGGGATCGAAAAGTCGCTAAAACGGCCCGTTACCAAGCAAGACATTGCAGCCTTGCGTGGAGAGGTACGCGTCTACGGGGACGATATTGTTGTCCCTGAGAAATATGTGCTAAGCGTGATTTCCGCCTTGGAGTCCTTTGGCTTCAAGGTGAACAAGAACAAGAGTTTCTGGATTGGAAAATTCAGAGAATCTTGCGGAAAGGAATACTACGATGGCGAGGATGTTAGTATTGTCCGAGTTAGAGAAGAATTCCCTACGACACGCAAGAACGTCCGCGAAGTCATAAGTACAGTCAGCCTGAGAAACCAGCTTTACAAAGCCGGCCTTTGGCAGTCTGCGTTCTACTTGTCCTCGATTATAGAGAGGGTAATCCCCTTTCCTGTAGTTGCGGAGACATCAGCGGTGCTGGGACAGCACAGCTCGTTGGGTTACCAAACCCAATGGATTGGCGGTCACAAGCAAGCACCCCGTGTCAAGGGGTGGACTGCTAGGGTGGTGCTTCCAAAGAATAGTATCGATGGAAGTGACGCTCTGCTCAAGTTCTTCATACTCAAGCGGGGTAATGATCCGTTTGACGAGGGTGGCCACAAAATGGACATCTTAGTCAAGAGTATCGATCACTTGGAACGTTCAGGACGTCCCGTACGCGTCGACATGAAGTACGGATCGGCATCTCCCTATTAAGGGGGATGGCTGGTATCAAATCCAGCTGTGAGGAGGGCTTCTGCTCACCTCTCGGGTGG